TGCTGATGAATTATCTAAAGTCTTAAAGATTACAGGTAATGTTGCGGCTGTTACTGGTTTAGACTTTCAAACAACTGCATCACAAATTCAAAGATCATTTGCTGGTGGTATAGCGGCGGCAGATGTATTTAGAGAAAAAGGTGTTAGATCACTACTTGGATTTAAAGCTGGTGCAACAGTAACAACAGAAGAAACAATAAAAAGATTTGAAGAAGTATTTGGTGAAGGTGGAAGATTTGGTCAAGCAACTGATGAACTTGCACAAACATTTGATGGTACTTTATCAATGCTTGGCGATAAATTATTTAACTTTAAAAAAGATACAGCAGAAGCACAATTCTTTAATGCTTTAAAAGTAGAGTTAGAAGATTTAAACAATTTTATTGAAGCTAATGAACAAGTTATAAAAGAGTTTACAGTAAACATAGGTAATTTCTTGGCTAGTGCAGTAAGAGCATTATCTGATGCAGTAAAATTTGTAAGAGATAATTTAGATAATTTTATACTAGGTTTAAAAATTCTTATAGGATTGAAAGTTGCCAGTGTAGTTTTAAAAATAGCGGCGGCATTTAAATCTTTAACTATAGCAATTAAAGCGGCAACACTTGCAACAATTGGTTTTAATAAAGTTGTAAGAAGGAATTTAATCATAGCTGGTATAGCTATTGCAGTAGCTAATATAGATAAGATTATTAAAAAATTAAAAGAGTATGCTAGAACTCTTGGACTTATAAAACAAGAGGAAGATAATACTTTTGATGAAGGTGATTCTATAAGTGCTACTGGTGCAGAAGTAGAAAAAGTAAATGAAAAATTATCTACTATGGAAAAAATACTTGGCAAAGTAAAAGAAGCGTATGATGAAGTATTTGGAACATCACCTAAAAAAGCATTAGATGAATTTGGCAAAGCGGTAAAAAAATCTTTTGAAGGAATTAGCAAAAGTATTGGTGATGCAGTAGCACAAACTATTGTATTTGGAAAAACTTTTGGTGATGTATTAAAAGCGGCATTAAGAAATGTATTAGCACAATTTATATCTCAGTTAGTTCAAATAGGTATTAAATTAATATTAAATACTAAATTAGCTAAACAATTTGGTGATGCTATGAAAAGTATTATTACTGGTGGCGGTAGTAAATCAGGTTTCAATTTAGATAGTATTGTTTCTGGTTTCTTACCTAAGTTTGCAGAGGGTGGTAGAATTAAAGCTGGACAACCAGCTATCGTAGGTGAAAGAGGTAGAGAATTATTTATACCTTCTACTGATGGACAAATTGTTTCAAATGAAAACATGGGTAGAGGAACAACTAATATTAACTTTACTATTGTTGCTAACGACACTAAAGACTTTGATAATTTATTAATTGAAAGAAGATCAGTTATTACCAATTTAGTTAATCAAGCATTAAACCAACAAGGAAGAAAAGCATTAGTATAATATGAGTGGACAATTACCTACAACACCTGTTGCAAGATCAGCAAGTATAAATTCACAACAATCAACTATTGTTAGTGTAACTTCATCAGGAAGAAAACAAGCTAGACAGATTGACGGACAAAGATTTTCTATTACTCTTGCATATCCACCAATGACAAGAACAGAGTTTGCACCAATCAAAGCATTTATTATGAAACAAAGATCACAATTAGAATCATTTACTGTAATACCACCAACTGAATCAGATGCACTTGGTACAGCATCAGGTACACCAAACGGAACTGCAAGTGCTGGAGATACATCAATTACTTTAGGTGGATCAGGAACAGGAACTTTAAAAGCTGGAGATTATATTAAGTTTGCTAACCATGATAAAGTTTATATGGTTGTTGCAGATCAATCAGATATATCTACTGGATCACTTACGATTGAACCACCACTTAGAACAGCAGTATCAAGTACAGATATAACTTATGATGATGTTCCTTTTACTGTATCACTTACAAATGATATTCAAGAATATAACATTGGAACAACAAATCTTTACGCATACGAATTAGATGTAGTTGAGGTATTGTAATGGCTAGAAGTTTAACGAGTGCAGTTAAAACAGAACTGGCTACAAACAAACTTAATCCAGTTACATTAGTTTATTTAGGAATAGCAAGTGGAAGCAGATATACAGACCATTATAAAGATATTACTTACGATTCTAATACTTACACATCATCATCTTTATTATTAGGAGTATCAGAAGTATCTGAGTCTAATGATGTAGCGGTAGATAGTATTACGATTGCTTTTACTGGTGCAGATCAAACCATTATATCTTTGTTACTTAATAATGATTACATGGATAAAGAAGCGGAAATATACAAAGGTTTTTTAGATTCATCACAAACACTTATTGCTGATCCATTTTTATTATTTAAAGGAAGAATAGAATCATTTGCAATTAATGAGGACGCTAAGAGTTCACAAGTATCTGTTTCTATTGCATCACATTGGTCAGACTTTGAAAAAGAAAAAGGAAGAAAGACAAATACAAATTCACAAGAACTATTCTTTAGCGGTGATATAGGTTTTGATTTTTCATCACAATCAGTTCAAGATATTAAATGGGGTAGAAAGTAATGCAAGATATAGTAAATCTTTATAGACGCTATTCTAAATACGATCACATACCTGATGCAGAGTTAAGATTATATTTAATGCCATCAATGAAACTAAAACAATGCAAAGTTCATTATGATGGAGATGAAGTTATAGGTTTTACAAACTGGGCTTTCTTATCTGATGAAGTACAAAAAAGATTTAAAAAAGAAGGTTGGTTAAAAGAAAATGAATGGTTATGCGGTAATCATATTTGGCATATAGAAACTATTTGTAAACGTCATCTAAAACAAATGATGAAATGGACTAAGAGATATTTTGCTGAAATCTATGGTGCTGGAAAACCTATTAACTGGTTAAGAGTAGATAATGATAGTGAAATAAGAAACATTGTTAAAATTCATACAAGAGAGAGTTGGTTATAATGGGTAGTGTAATTGGTAGTGTCATAGCTAAACAAATATTTAAAACAACTGCCGCTAAGATTATTGGTGGTATTGTTTTAGGTGCTGTTGCTACAAAAGCTATTAGCTGGTTAAGACCAAAAGTTGATTTACCAGAATTTGATATACAAGAAGCAGAACAGGCACAAGGTGTATTACTTAACAAATCATCTAACAATGCACAAATTCCTGTAGTCTATGGAGAAAGACAAGTTGGTATCACAAGAGTATTTGTAGAGTCATCAGGAACAGATAACCAATACTTATATGTTGCTGGTGTATTATGTGAAGGTGAAATAAACTCAATAGAAGAAATACAAATAGATGATAAACCTGTTACTTGGTCTGGTGCATTAACTCATCATGCTACTAGAGAAGTAGATAGTTCAGATACTAATTTTTATAAAGATGGTGAATCTTATATTCAAGTAGAAACATTCTTAGGTAAAGACGGACAAACAGCTTCAGATATTTTATCTAATTCTACTAACTGGGGTTCTAATCATAGACTAAGAGGAGTTGCTTATCTAGCTTTTAGATTTAAATGGAATCAAGATATATTTTCTGGCTTACCAAATATCAAAGTAAAACTTAAAGGTAAGAAAGTTTATGATCCAAGAACAGCTACAACTGCTTATTCTAATAACCCAGCTTTATGCTTATTAGATTATTTAAGAAATGATAGATATGGTAAAGGATTGCCTGATAGTGCATTGGAAACAAACTTTACTTCTTTTGATACTGCGGCTGATGTTTGTGAAACACAAGTAGAACCATATTCTGGTGCATCAGATATAAACCTATTTGAAACTCATGCAGTTATAGATACATCACAAAAGCTAATTGATAACGTAAAGAAACTTATCAATCCAATGCGAGGAATATTTACTTACAATGATGGAGTTTATAAATTACTTATAGAAGGTACAGGCACAGCTACTTACACAGTTACATCTGACAATGTCATTGGTGGTATTAAGATTAATGGAGAAACAAAAAATAATAAATACAATAGAGTTATAGGTACATTTGTAAATCCTGATAAGAACTTCCAAGAAGATACAGTTTCATTTCCACCAGCAGATGATTCAGGTTTGCCTAGTGCGGATCAATTTGCAACAATGAAAACAGCAGACAATGAAACAGAGTTATTAGGTAACTTTGATTTTCCAGCAGTAACTTCACCTTATCAAGCAGAAGAACTTTGTGAGATTATTTTAAGAAGATCAAGAAATGCTTTAGCTGTAGAACTTACATTAACATCAGAGTTCTTAGATTTAACTGTTGGAGATATTTTAAACATCACTTATCAAACAGCTTCTTTTTCTGCTAAACCATTTAGAGTTATTGGATTAACTATTAACGCAGACTTAACTGTAACAGTTCAATTAACAGAACACCAAGATTCATTTTATACTTGGGCTACTAAAGGACAAGCACCAACAATCGCTGACACAACACTACCTAATCCTAATACTGTTCAAGCACCAACATTAACTCTTGGCGACACCTTAATTCAATATAACGAAACACCACTTGTAGCTTTAGATATAACCATAGGTGCATCACCTGATGCTTTTGTAGATTTTTACCAAGTAGAATACAAACTAAGTACAGATTCAGATTTTATTGTATATGCACAGGGAGATATTTTAGTTCATAGAGTTTTAAATGTGAGAGAAACATTAACTTATGATTGTCGTGTAAAAGCAGTTAATACTTTAGGCGTATCATCAGATTATGTAACAGGACAACATACAATCGTGGGTTCAACTGATCCACCAAGTGATTGTGAGGACTTTGCTTGTAATGTTATAGGATCAGAAGCACATGTGTCTTGGACGGA